TTATATGGAATTAACTAATAATAATAATAGGAGAAACAATGCCAAGATATCATAATATAAATGGTAACAAAGTACAGTTTACAGCTGAAGAAGAAACAGCTAGAGATGCTGAAGAAAAAGCATGGTCAGATGCTGCCCCTGCTAGAGCTTTAGCTGATCTAAGAAATAAAAGAAATAGACTTCTTGCTGAAACTGATTACTTAGCTTTATCTGATAATACTCTATCTGCTGATATGAAAACATACAGACAAGATTTAAGAGATTTACCAGCAGGTAAAGACACTGTTGCTAAATGTGAAAATGCTGTATTTCCAACTAAGCCCTAATGGCTAAGAAATTTAAAGCATACATTGAAAGACCAAAACCAAAAAAGCGACCAAGAGTACATAAAAAAAATAAAAATAAACAAGAAAAAAGAATGCAAAAAAAATATAATAGACAGGGGAGATAATGGCAACACCAGATGAAGTAAAACTACAAAAAGGTGCACTGGCTGCTACACAAAAAGAACAAACAGGTAGTGCAAAAGCTGTAAGTTTAATAGAAAGTTTGGCTGCAGGTACACCTAGTTTACCTAAAGGTACAACTATTAATCCACAGCTACAACAAACAGCAACTACAGAATTATTAGGACAAGCAGGTCAAGCCCCTGTTACTGTAACATCAGCAACACCAGGAACTGGTTTAGCTGCTTCAGTACCTACGACAGCTGCAGCACCAACTATAGCTGCACCAGGTGCATTAACAGCGGCAACAACTGCAGCACCAACTGCACAAACTGCACAAACTATGACAGCTGCTCAAGTTGCAGGATCTACTCCTACAGTAACAGCTGCACAGCAAACTGGATTAACACAAGCTGCACAAGCTGCAACAGGAACTATTACATCTGATGCTACAGTAAAAGGACAATTATCAAGTCTACAAACAGAAGTACAAACAGCATTAGCTTCTGGTAATCCCCTACCAGTATGGGCTAGAGGTGCTGCTAAAGCTGCTGAAGCTGCAATGGCTAATAGAGGTTTAAGTGCTAGTTCAATGGCTGCTGAAGCACTAGCTGAAGGTATCATGCAATCCGCTGTACCTATAGCTGCAGCTGATGCTGCTACGTATAAGCAGATGATATTTCAAAATTTATCTAATAACCAACAAGCTAATATTACTAATGCACAATCATATCTTAAAATGGATATGGCTAATTTATCTAATAGACAACAAGCTAATTTAGCAAATTTAAATACTAGACAATCATTTTTATTATCAGATCAAGCAGCTGCAAATGCTGCATTTCAATTTAATGCTACTAGTCAAAATCAAGTTAATCAATTTTATGATAAGTTAGGTGCAACAATATCAGAACAAAATTCTTCTAGAGTAGATGCAATGAATAAATTTACAGAAGCAGAAAAAAGTAAAGTCAATGCATTAAATGCACAAAATACTATTGCAGTAAATGAAGCTAATGCTAAAAGAGAAGCTAGTTTAAATCAATATAATGCAACACTAGAAAATCAAAGACAACAATTTAATGTTAATAATCAAAAAGAAATAGACCAATCAAATGTAGTTTGGAGAAGAGCAATTAATACAGCTAATACAGCTGCAGTAAATGCTGCTAATCAAGCTAATGCACAAAATACATTAAACCTATCTAACTGGGCTTTATCATCTATGTGGCAACAATGGAGAGATGAAGCATCATGGGTTAATACTTCTTCAGAAAATTCAAATAATAGAAATCACAACTTAGCTATGGCAGCTATGGAAAGATCTACAGCTTTTGAATTACAAGATCAAAAATCTAAAGATGCTCTTTATCAATTGATTGGTAAATTTGGATTTAATTTATAGGAGAAATTATGGCACTTAGAGATATGTTTAAAACAGTTACAAAAAACGTAATAGGTTGGGGAGGTTCAAAACTTGGAGTACCACCAACTGTAACTAAGTTTCTTTCAGAAACTGCAGATAAATTATTTACTAAAAAAGAAGGTGTAGGTGGAGGTGATTTTGAACTTATAGATACAAGTGTACAACCACAATCTTTTGGTAGAAAAATGGGATTTACTAGACCTTCAAGCTCTAGAGCAAGTGTTAGTTATGCAAAATCAGTTAGTCCTGAATCAATATACGCTGCATGGGATGCAAGATTAGGTAGATATTACACACAAAAATATAAAGTTGCTAGAACAGTAAAAGGAAAAGTAGTATAAGGAGAAAATATGGAAGATGAATTTGGAGAAGGTATAGGTAATCCTTTTGACTCACCAGTCCCTGGACAATCACTAACAGATAAACCAGGTAATTACCCTTGGGAACATCCACCTCAATATGCAGGAATGGAAGAAGCTGCAGATTATATATGGAATAGAATTTCAGAACCAGAAAGAGCTGAACAAATAATTGCTATGCTAGATGCTGGAGTACCAGTAGAAGTTATAGGTAGAACTATATTATTTGGTGGATTTTTAAATGGTAAGTTTACTCCAGATGTAGCTTTTTTAATTGCAGAACCTGTAATGAAAATGGTTTTAACTATTGGGGTAATGGCACAAATTAAAGATATTAAAATTTCTATGGATGATGTAACAAATAAAAATGAAATAAGATCAGCAGTTAGATTAAAACAAGAGGCAAAAAGAATAGGACAAGAAGTTCAAGAAGAAATTAAACAAAAGGGTATAATGTCTAAACCTGAGACTGAGGAGATTTAATAATGGGTATTTTTGATAAGCTAGGAGATATAGCAGAAAAAGCAGCTAGACCAGCACAGGGTATATTAACAGGATATATTTCAGAAAAGATAAATAATACTAGATTAGCTGATGAACAAAATGCTAAATTTATAGAAGTGGCAACTAATCAATACTTTAATGAAGATAGACCAAATTTTATTAAACAAGAAGACGAAAGATATAATAATTTTCTTAAAATAAAAAGAGATAAAGGTTTATCATTTGCTCAATTTGCAGATAGTAAAGAGGGTGGATTTGCCACTACTAATGCACAGCAAACTGAAATATTTTTAAAAAGAGTAGCTGACCTTAAACCTGAACAAATACAAGATATTGAAACATCTTTTACTGAAAGAAGAAAAAAAAGAGCTAAATCATTTGATGAAAAAAATGCATTTATAAGAAAACAATTTCAAACTATGCCAGGTGGTCCTGGAGATATGAATGTTATGAGTGTATTTTTTCCTAACGAAGGTGAGGACATTGCAGAGGTAGGAGTTAATCAGCTTTCTAAAATGGACACAGAAATGCAGCCAACTGTAGATCAAACTGGTGGGTTAATGGATATTAATAATGTTTCTGGTGTGTATGATCTAAATAAAACAGAACACAGACAACTTGAGAGAATAGCTGCAAATCAATTTAATCAATTATTTTTTGACAAAAATACTCAAAGATTTAACTTTACTATAAGTGGTGATAAAAAAGGTGGTGAATTTATAGATAGTAGATATCCTACTGTACAACTTTTAAAAAAAGGTTACTCTGATGCAGTTAAACAAGGGTACGAGTTTGGTTTTGAAGTTTACGCAAGAGATAAATTTGTACAACTTGTAATGGACTCAAGAGATATTAAAGGTTATCAAGGAACATTACCACCAGAGAAAATAGAAACTAAAGCTGAAGAAACTAAAACAGAAATTAAAGCTGCACCAGGTGATGGTCAAAAATTTGATGCACCTGATGTTAGTAAAATAGGTGTTAAAGAAGGTGTTAATGAAAAAAGTAGACAAGTAATAGATGGAAAAGTTGTTTCTTATACTGATGCATCAGATTCAATTAATAAATTAAGAGAGGCTATAAGTAAAATAAGTAATAGTAATATATTATCGGATGACCAAAAAGAAAAGAATATAGATATTGCAAGAGAAAGAACTAGACAAAAAATTATAGAAATGGGTTTAGACCCAGATAAATTTAGTTTTTAATTATGGCTGAAGATATTTTTAAAGATCTTATTCCCGAAGAGGAAAGAGATAATCAAAATACATTTCAAAATAATAATGAATTTGATGATCTTATACCCGAAGAGGAAAGAAATATCCCTTTAGAAAATAAATTTGAATTATCGGATACACCTGATGATAAGTATCAATTAAAAGAACAAGATTTGTTTAATGATCTTATACCTGAAGAAGAACAGGATAAATCTCTTACAAAATTATATACAGATCCTGACACTGAGTTTGGTGTAGGTGATGCATTTATATTAGGGCTTACGGATACTATTCGTGGAGTTACACAGTTTGCTGGTGGTGAAAAAGTATTCTTCATGGATGAAGATTTAAAAACACAGCAAGCTAAATTAAATGCGGCACTACAGGGAGAAGGTGGTGGACTAATAGCTGCAGCATATTTTGGTGGTGCATTATTAGATCCTGCTACTTGGTTAATACCTGTATTAAGAGGAAAGACACTATATAAAATGGCTTTATCTGGAGGTGTAGCTGGTGGACTTGCAGGTGCATTAGGATATGTAGACGAGAATAGTTTATTTGATACAAGAACTAAACAAGCATTTGCTGGAGCTGCAGGTGGTGCTATCTTATCTCCAGCAATAGGTAAAACTTTAGAGCTTGCAAAAATTAGAAAAGTTACAAAGGCTTTAGAGGAACAAAAATTTTCCGATGAAGCTATGGAAGAATTACCAGATAAACTAAAGCAAGTTATAGCTGCACCTGGGGAAGAAGATATATTTAAGGGTACAAAAAAAGTATTACAAAAAAGTAGAAAAAAGGGTAAGATTAAAGGTAGAGGAAAAGTTGATTTAATAGTTAGAAAAAATATTAAATTTAAAGAAGTTGAAACAGTTGATGGTAGACCTAATTCTCTTTTACCAAATAAAGATAATAATAGAAATTTTATATTAAGAGGACCTAGAGAATTTTTTAAAACTATATTAGGTGGTTTTGTAAAACCTGTAGAACCTATAGTTAAAGGTGTAGAAAAAGCAAAAGGTGCATACACAAAAAAAGCAAAAAAAGTATATGATCAATACTTTTCTGTAGGACCTAAATCTGGTGAGTTTGGTACAGGTGCAGCAGGTGCATTATATGGATTTGCTTTACCAACAGATGATAAAATATTTGGAGTAGAACTTTCAGAAAATTTACAAGGTGGTATAACTGAAAGAATGTCAAGAGCTGCTCTTGGTTTTATGATGGGGTATGGTGGTGTAAAATTAGCTAAAAAAACACAGGTTCCTGATTTTATAAAAGAAGGTAGAGCTGCAAAACTAGGCACAGATGATATAGAACAAGACCTAAGTGTAGCTAGTTATTTAGCTAAATTATTTGTTGATGGTTATAAAGTTCCTAAAGTTGTAAAAGAAATAGAAACAAGAGATTTAGAAGGTTTAAGAAATAAAATTGAATTAGAATTTTTTAGAATATACCAACAGGCAAATCAACTAAGCACTGATGAGAGAAAAGTATTATATAACTTATTAGAGGGTGATATTAAATTTAATGTAGTTCCAAAAGACATAGCAAAAATAGGTAAAAAAGCTAGGGATCAAATTACTAAAATTACAAATATGTATATTCAAGCTGGTTTGATTACAGAAGAAACTGCACTAAGAAATATAGAAAGATATATTAAAAGATCCTATGGTGGTAGAGATGTATCAAAGATAGGATCTGAATTAAGAGCTAGAGGTGTGCTTGAACAAATAACACCTAGAGAGTGGGTTAACTCATTTAGCAAAACTAAAGCATTCAGAATAAATAATCAAGGTAAACTTGTTCGTTTAAATCAGCATAAAGGTTGGGAACTATTTGGTAATGTTGATAAAGTAAAAGGTGTAGATAAAGTGGGTGAAGAAGCAGAAAAAGCAACACCCCAATTAATAAAAAAATTAGCTAATGATCCTAAAAAAGCAAATAAACCTATAGTTACTGCTAGATGGGAATACACAAAACAAGAACGTCTAGGTATGTCTGAAATAGAAGATGGTGCATTTGCTATTATGGAAACTGGTAGATTAATGTCACAAACTTTACCAAGATATAAATTTTATGATGATATAGCTGCACAAACTTTTACTAAAACTGCACCATCAACTGATGAAATAAATGCATTAGATTTAGTACAAGTCCCTGATAGTACAAGATCAGGAACTATACAAAAAACTTATGGTGCTTTAGCAGATAAATATTTACCTAGAGAAATATATGAAAATATTTTTCAAATAAATGAAATTGCAGCTGGACCTAAAAAACCATTATACAAAGGTTATAGAGCATTAAATCAAATATGGAAAGCTAGTAAAACTGCATGGAATCCTACTGTACATGTTAATAACATGGTCAGTAACTTAGTTCTATTAGACTTAGTTGATGGTAGTGCTAATTTATTACCAGCAGCAGTAAAAGCATTTACAGATCAAAACGCAGGTAAATCTGTTAAAATATTAGAAGAAGCAAGTGGTTTAGGTGTATTTTCTAGTAACGTTGTAAAAAGAGAGTTAGATGTTTTAGATCCATCTAAATTAAAACCTGCTTATTATAAAATAGATCCAAAGAAAAATGTATTTGATAATGCAGTGGGTGTTTCTGATTTTATATTTAAAGATTTAATTTTAAAAAATAAATTTGGATTACAAAAGTTATCTGATTATTATGCATTAGAAGATTCTATATTTAGACTTGCTCTTTATATGGACAGAAAAAATAAAGGTTATAGTAAAGTTCAAGCTGCACAAGATGCAAGAAAATCTTTTATTGATTATAATATTCAAGCACCAGGTATAAATGCATTAAGGGCATTACCTACACCTTTTTTAGCATACACATATAGAGTTATACCTATACTTGCAGAAACAGCTGTAGTTAGACCTTGGAAATTTGCTAAGTATGCAGTATTAGGTTACATGTTAAATAACTTAGGTGAAATATTAGGTGAAGGTGCACCAGAGGCAGAACGTGCAGCAATGACAGAAGAACAAAAAGGTAAGATAGGTGGGTTACCATTTTTACCACATAAAAATATTAAAATACCTAGCAAAGATGCATCTACGTACATAAATGTAACTAGATTTGTACCAGGTGGAGATATATTTGATTTAAATTCTGGGACAATACCTTTATTACCACAACCCTTACAGGCTAACTTCGGTATAGCTGGAGAAGTTTTATTTCCTATGTTAGGTTTTGATTTATTTAGAGGAGATAAAATCAAAGGACAGGGTGTTTCTGAGTTCGATGATTTTTCTACAAGAGCAAAATTTGCTTTAAAAAGATTAGTACCCAACTTTCCCTTTGTTCCATTTTCATATTCAACAGAAAGAATACAAAAAGCTAGAACAGATACATCACCAATGAGTAGAAATGAAAGTGAGTTATTAGCTTTCTTTAATACTCTAGGTTTTAAAATAACTAAAACAAATTTATCACAATTAAAAACTATTAAAGGTTATGAATTTAGAAGAAAAGTTAAAGGTATACAAGAAAAAATAAGAATTGAAGCTAATAAATTTAATAAAGGTCAAATAACTCAATTAGAATACAATGAAAGGGTTAATGATTTAAATGAAACATACACTAAAATAAGAAATAAATTTATTGAAGATGTAAATATACCAGTAGATTATCAAGAAGGTGCAGAACTTAGTGAAGTAATACCTAGAATAACTGGTGCTATTAAAGAGCAAACAGAGGGATTATTTGGTAAAAATTAATGGCTAAACAACCTAAAACAACTAGCGAACATTTAATATCACTCTATGGTTATATTACAGGGTTAAAAAGAGAAATCTCTCAAATAAAAAATAATCATTTAAAACACTTACATGATGATGTAGATAAGTTGCATGAAAAAGTAGACCATTTACTATATGCAGTGTTAGGTGGGCTAGGAGCAACAATATTAACATTAATAGGACTATTTGGCTAATGGACAAAAGAACAAAAACAGATACAATAGTAATACATTGCACACAAACTCCATCAGATATGGATTTTGGTGTAGAAAAAGTTATACAATGGCATAAAAATCGTGGTTTTGATACAATAGGATATCACTATTTAATTAAACGAGATGGTACATTACAAGTTGGAAGAGATGAAGATGTTGTAGGTGCTCATGCAGTGCAGGTTAATGGTACATCAATAGGTGTAGCATTAGTTGGTGGTGGTACAGTTGATATGGGATGGGAAAATAATTTTTTACCAGAACAATTTGAAACATTAAAAAGTATAATATTAAAACTAAAAGATAAATATAATATAGAAAAAATAATAGGACACTATCAAGTAGATGACAAAAAGAAATGTCCATCATTTGATATTCCTAAATGGTTGGAGGAAAATGGTTTGGTTTAGTGCACTTAAGTTAGGTTTAAATGCGGCAACGCATATATACAAAAAGAAACAAGAGACTAAGATGGCGATGGCTGATGCACAGCACATGCACGCTTCTAAAATGGCTCGTGGAGAAAGTGAGTATCAAGGTAAATTATTAGAAGCAAGACAATCGGACTGGAAAGACGAGTTTGTTTTGATCGTGTTAACACTGCCAATTTTAGTGATTGCATACGGAGTCTTCTCAGACGATCCAAATGCTGCTGCAAAAATAAAAGAGTTCTTTGATCAATTTCAGCAACTGCCAAGCTGGTTTACAAATTTATGGATTCTTGTAGTGGCAAGCATTTATGGTATAAAAGGTACACAGATTTTTCGTAACGGAAAAAAATAAATGTCAGAAAACAGTCTCGAACTGATAAACGAATATAAGGATCAAATTCGTATACTTCGTCAAGAGGTAGCAGAATTACAGGATGCTGGTAAAAGTAAAGATGCAGCTAATAAAAGATGTTTACAAAAACTAGAGCATACTAATCAAGATTTAGAAGAAGCAATTAAAAAAATAAAAAAATTGGAGGAAAAGAATGATCAAAAAGATATTGGAAAAGATAAAAAATCTTTGGAATAGATTTGTAGCTTGGCTTTTTAGCTGGAAATAGTGAAATTTGGATTAATTCTTTTTTTATGCTCTTTCGTAGCAGAAGAATGCTTACCCCCTCATTATTTTCCTGCAGAATTTGAAGATGAATATACCTGTTTAATGACAGGTTATGAACAATCTATTTTAAAAATGGAAGAAATAGGCAGAGAAGAAATTAATAAATACAGCATGTATATAAGATTTACATGTACTGGAGTAAAACCAAAAGAAGAAGATACTTAACTATGAAAACCCTCGCAATATTATTTATATTATTATTTACAACTTTTGCATATGCAGGAAGTACTCAAACAAATACTTCAGGTTCAAATACAGCAATTGAAGGTGGATATACATCAACTGCTACAACTACATATCAATCAGGATCTAGTTCTAATAGTACTACAAGTAACACAACAAATTCAAATACTAAATCATCACCGCCATCAGCAGGTGCACCATCGTATAATAGTATGACACAAGATGTTTGTGCAGTAGGAGTATCTTTAGGTGTTCAAACTTTTGGTATTGGTGTTAGTGGTGGAAAACATGTTATTGATAAAAATTGTGAGAGATTAAAATTAGCTAGAATACTTAATGATTTTGGTATGAAGGTAGCAGCTGTAGCAATACTTTGCCAAGATGAAAGAGTATTTGAGTCAATGATACAGGCAGGTACACCTTGCCCTATAGATGGTAAAATAGGTAAAGAGGCAGAAGCTTTATGGACTAAGTATGATAGTGAAAGACCAGACTATGATACATATGTAAAACGTATGAGTGAAAGAGAATTAAAAAATAAAGAAATAGAAAAACAAATGCAAAAAGAATTTGAAGAAGCAGAAGCTGCTGTAGAAGCACAAAAACTTGCAGAAGAAAATAAAAAAAAGATTGAAAATTATCAAGGACCTAAGTAATGCCAAGACCCGTAAGAAAATGGTTAGTAAGATTAAGAATGTGGTATGCAAATATTAGAGGTCATCATGGTAAGAAATGGAACTATGAACCATCAGAACATTACATGAGGAAAAAATAATGGCAGTTAAAATTTCAGAATCTACTTCTGTAAGTATGCCAATGAAAAATTTAATAAGCATTATAGCTGCGGTAGCTCTTGGTGTTTGGGCATATTTTGGTTTAGTAGAAACTATCAATAAACATAGTACTCAATTAGAGTTAATGCAAAAAGATTTAGAAGCTAACTCAGAGTTTAGAATTAAATACCCACGGGGTGAATTAGGGCAATCAAGTGGAGAGGCAGAACTTTTTATGCTTGTAGAACATATGGCAGGTTTGATTGAGTCTATGGATGAGGAATTAAAAGGTATGAGAAATAATAAAATTAATATAGATTTTTTAAAAGAACAAGTATCAAAACTACAAGAAGATGTAGAAAAATTAATTAGAAACGGGAATGGTCATTAATGATAGAATTAGTTTTTGCACTTTTACTTATACAAGATCATAAAATTGTAGAGCATCGTATACAAGATAGCCTTTCAAAATGTCTTAAAGCCAAGCGTTATGCTATGAAGGACAAAAATCCTGGAGATAGAGTTGTATATAAATGCCTTCAATCTAAAGCTAACATAGAAATATACATGGGAGAGAAGAAAATAACTTCTTTAATATTAGAGTGAAATGGCTAATTGCATTTTTATTTTTATTTACTGTAGTACAAGCTGAAGAAATAACTACAGGCAATCTAGTTACTAATGGTAACTTTGAAAATGGTAATAGTAATGGTTGGAATGCCTCTGGCGATGTACAAGTATTAAATGATTGCTGTGAACTTAATAATGTTTCTAGTAATTACGATTTAGAGTTTGGTGATAGTGGTTCTATAACACAAGATTTTAATCTATCATCTGATAGTATAACTCAAAATATGTTGGATAATGGTATTACATTAAATTCAACAATTGAAGCACAGAATGGTGAGTGCGGTGTCACTGGGTGTTGGGGTGGGCAAGGTCAAGCAGATACATTTACTAATGTATTAACTATAGAAGATGAAGATGGTAATGTATTAGCTACAAATACAACAATTAGAACTGATGTTACAGGAATAGATGGTGCAAATTTTACAGATACTTTAATTTACACTGGTACAGGATCTAATGTAGGTAATATAACAATATCAGGATCTGATGCAAATGCTCCTGCGTATTTAGGTGGACCTAATGTAGATAATATATCTGTTACTATGACATATGATAATACAGTTATAGCAACTGAAATTATTGAAGAGATAGAAGATATTTTTGAAAACATTGGAGAGACAATAGAAGAAGAATTTGTATTTGAAAAGATAGAAGAATTATTTCAAGAAATAATTACTTTTATTAGAGAGCCAGAAATAGAAGAAGAGTTTGAAGAAATAACATTTAAACCTATGCTTATGGTATTAGAAGAAATGCCTATAGAAGAAGAGTTTAGCATGGAAGAAGAAATGGTAATTGAAGAAGAAATTAGCACATCTTTTTTTACAATGTTACCACCACCAGAAGAACAAGAAATTTATGAAGAGACTAAAGGTATCATTGCAAGCTTCTTACCTATGGTTTCTGAGGAAGAGGAAACTTTTGCAGAGGAAGAACTTACAGCAAGTAGACCATTACTCATGGAACCAACCGAGAAAGAATCTAAAGAAGAAGTAATTGAAAAAGAACCTACAAAAATGGTTCTTAGTCCAAAAAGAGAAGAACCTGCTATGGAAGAAGAAGAAGCAGTAGAAGAAGAAATGGTAGAAGAAGAAATCATTGAAGAAGAACAGGAAGAAATAGTAGAAGAAAACAATGAAGAACCAAAAGAAAAAGAAATTAAAGAAGAGAAACCTTCTGGCAAGACTCCTAAGAAGTCCACTGTTCAAACTAAGAAGCTTGCCAAACAAAAAGAAATACAACAGAAAAAAGCAATCAAGGATAATTTGGTAAAAGTTATGGATAAAATTGACAAAGATATTAAAGATATATCAAAAAATTTACAGATAAAAAATATAATTAAATTAGATGCTATGGCTAGTGATCAAGTATCTCTTGATGTTTATAATGTACCCTTCTATAAAAGTGAAGATATTTATTTAGATCAAATACAAATACAGGATTTAAGACACTTATATACTAATACAACTTTAAATAGTTATATATCTACAGATCCTATAGCTATTGTAAATGAAAAATTAAATAAAATAAATATTAAGAAAAAACAAATACTAATAGAACTGGAGCAATTAAAAAATGGATAAAATAAAAAATCAATTAGCAGGTGTTGCAGCATTACTTGGGGTTATCGCAGCAATTGGTGGTGGCTTTGTAAAGTATGGTGAAATTACAACTAAACTAGATGCACTAGAAAGTGCAGGTGGTAAAGACTGGTCGGCACAAATAGCTGTATTAGAAGAGAAAGTTGAAGCATTAAAAAATGCAGACACTTCTCATAGTCATGACTTTGATCATACACATGATAGCACTGATGTTAAAGTAATTGAAAAAGAAATAGAATTATTAAAAGTACAAATAGAAGAAATTAAAATTAAATCTTCTAATCCTTTAGCTAACTAGTGTACCTAAACGCCAATATACCAATTATTGAATGTTATGTAAGAGGTAATTATTTGCGTGATCAAAAAGATTCACACGATAAATACTTTGGATGTGCTGTATTTGGTTTTAGTTCTATACCAAATCAAGTACCATTATTTCATTTTATGATGGAAGATGGTGGATTATGGTGGAGAGCACCTATATCTGCTTTTTGTAAAAAACCTAATGTAAAAGAACTACCACTTAATGAATTAGTTATGTGGGATAGTTTTAGTTATCATGTAGGTGTTACAACATTTTATGAACTTGCAGGTTCTAAAATGCAATACATATCAAGACGTAAAGTTACAAGAAAAGGAACTTATTTATTCACTATTGATTGGTGTGCTGGTGATTATAATGAATTAAATTTTGGATATGCAGAAAAACCTGATCAACATAAGTGTGGTCATGTATTAGAATTAGATGATGGTAATTATGCAATTCAACCCAACAATAGATTGAGAGTCTTTGATGCATCTGTAGGCTCTGATCCAAATGAAAAACCTCTAATAAATAGATTAGTTAATACACAAAGATGGTCAGTTGAGACAAGTTCTAAATGGATAACTGATGAACATGAAGAAGGTAGTTATGACTATCATTTTAAGGAGATAAAAGATGACAAAGAAAAGTACAGTAAATAAAGCAGGTAATTACACAAAACCTGGTATGAGAAAAAAAATCTTTAATAGGATTAAAGCACAAGCTTCTCATGGTACAGGTGCAGGTAAATGGTCTGCAAGAAAAGCTCAAGCTCTAGCTAAAGCATATAAAAAAGCTGGGGGAGGATATAAATAATGGCACTTGCAAAAAGTCAAAGGAGTTTAAAAGCATGGGGAAAACAAAAATGGAGAACGAAGTCTGGCAAGAAGTCTTCGGAGACTGGGGAAAGATATTTGCCAGAGAAAGCTATCAAGAGTCTATCATCTGCGGAGTATGCGGCAACGACAAAAGCAAAACGCCAAGGAACAAAGAAGGGAAAACAGTTTGTGAAACAACCGAAAGGGATTGCAAAAAAAGTAAAACAATATAGGAGATTTAGCTAATGCCAAAACACTATGGTAAAATGAAAAAAAATAAAAAAGTAATGGGTAAAAGAAACAAGTTAGATGCTAATAAAGATGGCAAATTAACTAAAGAAGATTTTGCTATGTTAAGAGGCAAAAAGAAAAAAGGTAAAAAATAATGGCAAAAACACCAGCATGGCAACGTAAGGAAGGTAAGAATCCTAGTGGAGGATTGAATGCTAAAGGTCGTGCATCTTATAATCGAGCAACGGGGGGAAATCTTAAATCTCCTAGTAAAAAAGTTGGCAATAAAAGACGTGCTAGTTTTTGTGCAAGAATGAAAGGTATGAAGAAAAAATTAACTTCTGCTAAAACTGCTAATGATCCAAATTCTAGAATTAATAAAGCTCTTAGGGCTTGGAATTGTTAGTTTACTACTTATACATTCAACTATGAATGAATTTAAAGATCACAGAAATTTTTTAAAAAAAATAAGAGAAGTAAAATCTTCTTATGAACCTGATTCTTTTGAAGCTAATCTTAATGATGATTTTATATTAACTATAGCTACAGCTGAAACAGGTAATTTTAAATACAAAGATGCAGACACAGCTAAAAAAGCTAATAATTTTTTTGGTATACAGGCAATAGGTGAAGAGCCTTACATATTGTCATCAGATCCTGATAATAAAGCAAAGGTAAAAAGGTATAATAATCCTGAAGAAAGTATTAAAGATTTTTTAAACTTAATGAAAACTGGTTCTAACTTTGAAGGTATTAGAGAATCTATTGCTAGAGGTGATGATACAATTAATTATTTTGATGGGCTAGGTAAGTATGCTGAAAAAAAAGATTATGTAGAATTTTTAAAAGATGTATATATAACAAGAATTGCTAAGTTAATGAATCCACAAGATGATACTGGTAAGTTAATACTACCAGTTAAAAAATCTTTAACTGAGCAAATGAATTACTTAAAATAAAAAGGGGAGCCATAAAGACTCCCCAAGCAGGCAACAACTAAGACACACAGAGATTACTCTGGGTGTCTTTTTTTTTGGTCAACCAAAATTTTTTTATCGTGAAATACTTCATACCAAGTATCACATTTATCACAACTATACATGCTTACAAAATTATGTTCTGATTCTGGATAAGTAGTTTCTGTATCATAATCATTATTCCATCTTACTTGTGATTTACAAAAAAAACATTCCATTATATTTTTTGTATAATTTGTTTAATGTCATCTTGTAATTTTTTTCCTACAGAATTAGCATGATTAATAACAGCAGCACAAAGATTACCATGATAAGGAAAACCTTTTAATGCTTCTCTAATTTTACCTACAGGTTTACCTCCGTAGTCAATTACTATAGCATTATCTCTATTTAAACCTATCTTTAATTCAAATAGAATACCTGTTACTTTATGTATATCATTTTTTTCCGACATCTGCATCTCCATTTGAATTATGTGGAGTTAGAGCAGATAATGAGTTCATAAGCTTAACTACTTCTCCATAAGGTCGTGTCATTAAATATCTCATGATGTCCATTAATTGTTCAGAACTTACAAGATATGTTCTTGGTGCTGGTTTTTGTGTTTTTGTTTTTTCTTCTGCCATTTGTCCTCCTATTAAAATGGTATATCATCATCATTAATTTTATCAAAATGCTTAGATAATATTTTTAAATTTTCTTCAGCATTAGATATTTTACTTATTGCTTTATCTAATTCTTCTAAAAATTGTGGGTGTTCCCCAATAGCAACTGGTTTTTCTAAGTACACTTCAGCAGTTGCTTTAGCTGAAGCTATGTCTGCTTCGTATTTACGTTTAAGTGCTTCTATAAATGACTCACGCATTATTCCCTCCCTTTAAATTGATAGTATTTATTTTCTACTAAATCCTCACTATCAAAATAAGGATTAGTTTTTGCTGCTTTAGATTCTCTTGCATCTCTTATAGTTTGATTTAATGTTCTACCTTGTTTTAAACAACCAGCAACAAAATCTTCTACTTCAAGTATTGCTTGTTTAACTTGCCCCATTGTTGACCTCCTTTATTAGTCTATTTAAATACCAATTAGCTTTTTGTAAATCTTCTAATGGCTCACCCTTAAACTTATATCTAGAAACATATTTTAAAACATTACCTTTAAGATATCCATGATACTCATCACCAGTCATACAATCTCTTATAACATCTATAGTTTCTTTTTTACCATGTTTATAATGGCTAGGAGAATTTACATTATCAAACTTTACTTCATTTTCATATGACATATCATTACCATATTCTTTTATAGTTTTATATTCTCTTTTACTTTTTACCATATTTTCTCCTAACTGTATTATACTCTATCATTTCAAGATCATACTGACCTTTGTCTACATTACGTTTAACTACAAGTCCACTCCACCACATTTGCTGTGTAGCTTTAGCATAATTTTCTTTGTGATGCAAGTAACATCCTGCAGATAGTCCCATTAATTTTCTACCAGAAGGTAAAGCACACATAGCATAATCAAAAGTATGTATATGCCCTACAGTAGAAGATACTTTATTTTTTAAGAGAAGAGAACGAGCAACATTGTCACCACTAATAGGCTTCCCCATGACACCAGTAGGATAATTATGGCAATAGTATACACCATCAACATTGACAGGCTGTTGATACGGATAAACTTCCCAACCAAATTTTTCAAATTTAAAATCGTTTGTACTAATTGTCCCTTCAAGTTCTGGTATATCATCTACTGTCCTATCTATCCTATCCTCGTGATTACCAAGTAGCATGATTTTTCTTGGTCGTCTTCCGTTAAGACCTTTGTTAAATTTTTCTAATGCATCATGAGCATGATCAATATCTTTCTTATATCTTCTACCTTCAAATTGTTTCTTACCTTTATCATAACTAGATAGAGAATCCATACTTGCAAAGTCACCCATGCATACTATGGTATTTGGTTTTAGATCATGTGCTAGTTTACCTGCCCATAAAAATCTATCATTGTTTGCTTTAGGTGTACAATGAGGATCACCCATAACTAAATGTGTTGCCATTAGTTTAACTCCTTATCTCTTTTCTTTTTTAAATATTCCAAAAAATCTACTACATTAGATTCATCATCAAATTCTGCAACAGAACTAATAGTAAGACCTTGGTTGTTCTTTTTTTTATCTTCAGCAAATCCACGAAGTCCCCACAGAAAAGTTGAATGAGGGTCAGTAGTTGCCATTTTTATCATGCCTCTAGCTATAGTAGAGCATAATTCGTATTGTTCAGTAGTCATTTTAGATTTACTATCCATAACAATACCACAAGTAAAACCTTTTTGCCATGGTGTAATTATGACTTTAACTGCATTAATTAAGTTTAATTTATCTTTCTTTGTCATTCCAATATCTTTCATAATTTATAGTATTATATTCTAATACTTTATATTCATAATTTCTTTTCATACTTTTTTTACCAAACTCTTCTGCATTTTTTTCCAAACTAAATACTTCGTTACTAAACAATCTGTAATCATTATCTTTCTTATTTTTAAATACAACAAAATATAAAATCATAAAGAGTTAGTGGAGAATAGACCCCTCAAACTAATCCCCACTATACTCTTCGGTATCTTCCTTTGGATTTGTTACAGAAGTGTACCAAACCCATTTAGGATTTTTACCTTTAGATTGCTGCTGCGGTAGCAACTGCAATTTATCTCTTCCCCAACAAGGAAGTTTGTATGGGCAATACGAACACACAAAGCCCAAAACTCTATTACCCGTAGGTTTACTTCTAAAAGTTTCTACCACATCATCGTAGCATTTTTTAAAAGGTTTATTTTCTTTTAAATATTTATAATTATCTTTAGCAATATTTAATGCTTTAGTTTTATGTTCTTCTACAGACGTAGGTGTTTCACAAACTGTCCATTCACCTGTAGATTTATTAATAACTATCCAACCACCAAAGTTTTTATCTTGACTTTCTCCATATAAAAAACCTTGTGACGCATAGCCAAAGGAATCTTCCCTAACAACCTCATTGAATCCTCCAGCTTCTCCAAATTTTTTTTCAAAAGAATATGGTGATGCACTTTTAATATCCCATATTTTTCCATCAATCTCAACATCCTGTCTACCTTCAATCTCTCCCCCATTAAATTTATATTTAAGTTTTTTCTGTTCATTTTTTAATTCTATTTTTGCAGATTTCATTACAAATATAGCTAATGCTTCTATTAAATCTCCAAAAGTATTTCTCATTTTATTACTGTAAGGTTGCCCTTCACCTTTAATACCTTTAGCTTCCATCTGCAATTGGCATAATGGTCTACCTATATTAGACATTCTAGCTTCAAATTTATCTCTTCTCTTTTCTTCAAATTGTTTTAGTAAGGCGTTTTTACACGCCTCACCAAATTCCTGCACAAGCTGTTTGTCTAGCTTTGCAGGATTCTTTGATACATTATCTAGGTATTGCTGAACCTTTAATAATATTGTATTCATTACGAAGCCAATACTTTTTCGGGTGAGTCTTCACTAACATCTTCTACAATTTCTGCATCTATCTTATCATGCTGTTTATTAGCACCTTTAAGTTTAGCAGAATTATAGCTTTCAACAACTTCTTTGTTTTCAGCATCAATTGATTCTTGGAATACTTTTAATGTTTCCATATCAGTATCAGATAATTGTAAATTAGAATCTGCATCAACTGATATTTCTGGTACATAAAAAACATTACCACCTTTTTTTTGTCTCTTAGTTCCAATAGAAAAACTACAATTAAACATAAGTTTTTTTCTTTTCTTTAAAAGATCTAAGGCAGATGTAACAGGTGAAAATGCTGTTCCAGTAACTCTATAAAGAACTGGTAGGTTCTCTATAGATATTGGATCACCTTGTGCAGTTTTACCATCTTTAATAGATAACAAACCATACACTAATTTGTAACATCTAATAGTTCTCTGACGTTCTAACTGCTCTGGCGTAAGAGTTGATCTTTCTTTGAAAGGTATCTTACCACATTTTGTACCACCTAACATATCTATAGCTTCTTCTCTCCAACTTTTAAATATTATAGATCTATTTACATACTCACTTTTATCTGCATCATAATGCATATACTGCATTGCACTAATAAATGGTCTTAGTGTAACTGGTTTTCCAAAAATATTTTGACCTACATTGGAAGCATAGGTAGAAAAATGACCAACGGGTAATTGATTACCATCGTCATCTTCTGGTGTGCGATTGATTGATAGTCTAGGTATATTAGTACCTGTACTAGATCCATCATCTTGTCCTATAGCTTGCATTATCTGCTCATTGGACATTCCTTTTACTATTATATTATTATCAGACATTTGTCCTCCTTATTTTAGCGTTTGTGTATATCATATTTTAATAAAAAATTCAATGATCATTTTGTCACATTATATAATACTTTAATTATTAAGTATACTACATAAATAACTGACATTACAAATAAAACATTCTCTAGCATATCCTTGTTTCTCCATCTACTATTTTTATATCTAAACCATCTGTTTGTGCAAAGTAAACCCACTCTGATAAAAACTCATGGTTATTTCTAATATACAGTGTGGTAGGCTCTACCATACACTGATCTTTTAATGAAGTGTATTCTAAAAAAGCAGAATACTCTTCATCTGAATACTCATCCATAGTCTCTAGTGCCTCTATATCTTTTGACATATTAGTCCTCGTGTTTATGTGGTTTAAATGTAACTTCTATTTCACAATCTTTACATTCACCATGTTGATGCCATGCTTGATCAAGATCTTCTAATAATTGTATAAAAGTTCTACCCATTATACATTCTTCTGATGTCATCATTTTTTGAACAGAAGTATTTTTACTTTCTTTTCCATTTTTCCAAGTATAATCCATGGAAAATATTTTATATTTATCTATATGCATTAGCTTACCTCCTCCATATTTAACCAATCGCTACCAATTTTAAGTTCAGTATCAAGTGGTATATTAAAGTTAATTTTGTAATACTGTTTTAATGCAGGTATTACGTCTGCAGTGCCCTGTTTAAATATATTACTCATCACATCTTCTTCTCCAGGATAAACATCAGCTACGATAGAATCATGAACTGTGTTTACAAGTAAACTCTTTACCTTTTTTTCTTTCATTAACTTATTAATATTTATACAAGCTAATGGTACAATGTCAGCTGTTGCAAAACCTTGTACAGGATAATTTTTTATTTGTGTTGCATAAGTAGATCCACCCCAAGGTGTTCTTTCTGCATATGGAAATGAATACTCTCTACCTGTAGGCAATTTAACTCGTTTATATTTTATTGCTTCAGTTTGTAATTTCTCATGCCACACTTTTATATCTTTATACTTTTCTAAAAATTTAGTGTAATATCTTTTCTCATCTTCAGTACCAGTTACACCACCATATAAAGGTTTAAATGTATGAGCCTTTGCGTCTTGTCTAGACACACCAATTATATCAGCTGTATATTGATGCACATCTATTTTATTTTTTATATCTTCCATACCTTGTTTATCTTGTGCAAGATACACAGCAGTTCTAAATTCTAATTGTGAAAAATCTACTTCTAATATTTTACCATTATTAAATCTAGATGTAACAACTTTACGAATAGGAAATGTTTTACCCCTAGGTTGATTTTGAAAATTAGGATCTCTACTAGATAGTCTACCTGTTGCAGTTACAGCTTGCATAAATTTAGGATGCAAAAAACCTTTTTTATTTGTAAAGTTTTTTAAACCTTCTACAAAAGTATTTAAATATGTATCAACAGCATTATGCCTAACTATTGAATCAATAAATTCTTTAAACTCACCTTCTGCTTCTGATGCTATTTTACTTAAAGTAATTCTATCAGTTCTAAATCCAGATTCTGCAATATCATATACACTTCTAGGTCTTTGTCTAAATCCTGCAACTTTTGCCATTGGTGTATACACATATCCGTCACCATCACATTCACTACACTTAGTATAATTTTTATATGGACTACCATCTTTTTTTATTCTTTTAATTACACCTTTACCATGACATGCTATGCATTGTTCTGCTACAGTTCTATGTATTACTTCTGTATTTTCTGAAACTAAATTTCTAAATTTTACTCTAGAGTATTGTGGTCTTCTTTTATTTTTACCTGTGCTTTTGTCAATACCTACATTAAATATTTTAGCCCATTGTTTTTTATCTTTTGGTTTCATAGAGTATATTAACCACGATAATTGTTCTGGACTAGACAAATTAATTTTAGTATCACCCATTTGTTTGTAAACAATTTTATCTATTTTTTGTTTTAAATAGGCAAACTCTGCACGATATTCTTTTTCAACTTTGCCTAACTCTTCTATGTTTATATTGATACCATTTCGTTCCATATCAGTTAGTACTACTAAAAATTCATTCATCATCTTAGCTGTTAGTAACAGATGTTTATTTTTTTCTAATTTAAAATCTGACATTTGAGAATCAAATAGTCTTCTAGTTATCTGAACATCTATCTTACCATATTCTTCAACTATATCTACAGGTATATTTTCAAATGATACACCCCTATCCATAAACTCTTTTATCCTGTCATCTTTAGATCCTATCTTTCTTCTACGACAGGACATCTCTAATGTTAAACTTTTTCTTATACCTCGATTAAGTATATACTCCCCTAACATAGTATCATAAACTCTACCTGTATATTTAAATCCAGATTCTAATAGCCACATTAAATCAAATTTTATATTGTGACCTATCAACAAAGTTGTTTTATCTAATATAGATTGTATGTCATGATAGCAACCTTTATCTATTCTTTCACTATGGTTAGTAAAATAGTATTCATCATTAATACCTACGCTGACAAGTATATTATCTGGATGAAAAGGTGATGGATCATACCCACCATTTTCATTTTTCTGCCAAGATGTTTCTACATCTACTGTTGTAATCATACTAAATCTCCTTTCATAGATATGATTAGTATTTTTAAATGTCTTAATTCTTTTTTATAACTATCTAATTCATTTTCATATTTAATAATCATATCCCACATATCTTGTATATGAAAAGTTACATAGCAACAATATATTAAAACAAAAAATATACTAAATAAAATAATTATATTTAATAGTCTATCTGAAAAACTCATACTTCGTACCTACTTATACCCCTTCTAATAGTGCATACAGGTTCTCCATGATAACCATTTATTTTGTTTTTACTTATGCATAATGTTCTTATTTTATTTTCTAAATCAGTATTAGCATTTCTACCTATTCCAATAATCAGATCAGCCTCTGCAGCTTTGCCTGTCTTAGAGTTTTCCATCTGGTCAAATGAAATACTATTTCTATTATGTGCATCAGCTGACGCTTGTGATATTGCAATGATTGCACAATCTCTTCTCTTTGCTATTTCTCTTACGCTAGTATAAATTTGTCTTAATTTTTCATCTGTTCTTGCGTAAGTACCTTTAACATTAATTTTATCTAACTGATCTATTACAACTATATCTGGTTTGTGTTTTTCACAATGTGAATCTATATCATCCATAGACCAATCAACTGTATCAAACATAGATATATTATCTTTTATATCACTCCAGTATTTTTGTGCTAATATTTTATCTTGTAGTATTTCATCCCTAGTCATACCTGTGTATGATGAGATTGCTCTAATTTGTGTTCTTATTGCAGGTTCTTCGTTTATAAATGCATGTACCTTCGCACCTTGTGCACAAAATCCATAGGGTGCTGCACAGAGGCTAACCCAGAAAGCTGTCTTACCTGTCTCTGGTCTAGCAAATGCTATCATAAGATTACCACCACCAATACCACCTACATTTTCTCTAAGCACTGGTATATTAAATTTCCACTTAGTTGTAACATCCAATAACTCTATAACTTTTTCAATATCATTTGTTACAGCAGGATTTTTATCTTCACTAGTATTTGCCTTGTGTTTATCTATCATACCAGTAATGTCATTAAAGTTTGCTTCTTTGCCATTAAATATTTCTGTAGCCTCTACTGCTATTCTCTGTGCAAGATCTCTGTCAGATAAGATACGCATGATATCTTTTGCTATTTCTTTACTAGGTTCTTGTACTTCTTTAATGTCTTCTACTAATTCACTAAACTTTTCTTTTGCAGCACGAGTTAGTGCAGGATTAAATATAGCAGTATGTAGAGAATATAACTCATCTACTTTTATATCTTCTTCATATTTGTCGTGTGCTTTCTGTACTGTATCATACAAAGAACTTATATCTCCAGAGAATACTGTCGGAGATAAGATGCCCTTGTATTGTGTATAAAATTTCTTATTGAGCATAAGCCTAATCATTTGTTTTTCTATCATCCAACTCCTTTCTTAATATTAATTCTATAGTATTCATTATAGATTGATCTCTTTGATTCCACTCTGATCTATTCATATCTTGTATATCATACTTCCAACTATTCCAGCTGTCTAGTATTTCTTTTTTCATTTTATCATCCATAAAATATCTCCCTTACTTGCTCTGTGTTAAAGTATTTTAAGTCATCTTCTAAAGGTTTTACTATTACATTTTCAAATCCAGATGATCTTAAATCTTTTGCCATGTCATATGCTTTTGTTGTAGCATCTCTATCTAGACATATATATAAATCTTTATATGGTTTTAAGTGTGACTTCTGTATATCTTTTAATTTAGTACCCATGATTGATATGCCTGTAAGTATATTAGATACAGCACAAGCAGAAGGACAATCTTCTACAATAACTGCATCATTACAATCACCACATTTAAATGGTACATCTTTATTACCATACATAAACCATTTAGGAAAATCTTTTTTATTTAATGCTCTACCTACTGCACCTACTATTTTATGTGAATGTCTATTTTTAATTAAGAACACAACTCTATCTTGCTGTACATCATATTTAAAATCTGCTCTACCCCAAGACCAAGACTCCCAGCAATTATTATTTGATAGCCAACGCATTGCTTTTTCATTTGAATATATTGATTGAAAACTATCTGGTATTTCAAAATCTTTATCTTCTATATGTAAATCTCTGTTACCATGAAATACTTTTTCTACATACTGCATATTTTTTTCTCCTTCTTTTTTTCCTTTTGCTTTACAAGATGAATGAAAACAATACCAACTTAATTTATTTTCTGTTGTGTCTACTGATAATGTATTTTTATTTTTACAAAATGGGCAGTCCATCCTCATTGTAGTATCTGGTGGTACAAATAATCCTGTTACAACTGATAGCTGTTGTTTATAATTCAAGTTTTAATTCCTCATAAGTTAGCATATATTTTCTAGGATCGTAAAAATTACCATCGGCTTCAATCTTCATAAGATTATGTTCAAGATAATATGCTACATTATTTTCTACTTGTTCTATTGTTGGTTCGTTGTCGAATGGAATTATTGCTACTGCTTCTATCCCCATCCCCACTAATCTTACTTTGTATTTTTTCATTGTTATCTCCCTTATCAGAAAAGTTTTCTTTTGTCAAGCGATTTTCTTTTTTTAATTTTTTGTAATAATTTGGGTGCTTCCATTCAAACATTATCTTTATCACTATTTGTTATATCATTTATTTCAATGTTATATCTTTTTTTATTTAAATTAAAAGCAACATCAGCACCACTAAAATCTAACCAAGTACCTACATCTGTCACATTACCTTTTAATTTTTCTTCTATACAATCTTCTAATGCTCTTCTTATGTTGTATATATCTGGTAGTTTTTTATTCATTACACATACCTACCATCTATTTCTGCAGTACAATCTTCACAACAAAAGAAAGACATGCCATCATTATAATATATTTCTTGCATTGATATTGTTGATACATCTTTATCTTCATCATCTGTTGCTATAATTTTCCACTTACCATTTACTTGTTTATACTTTACATTTACCCAACTAGCACCATCAACATTAGGTAAGTACTCTAGTTTTTCACTTCCACATTCTGGACACTTCATAGTCTGCCTTTCCTTTCTGATCTAGGTTTGTATGGTAACTCTAATACTTTATAAGATGAATTACCTTTTTTACTTTGCCAATTTATATGTACAAACTTATCGTTATCAGTAGGTTTGCCACCATATTTTATTATAGCTTTTTTTAAACTCATTGCCTCTACTAATTTTTTTTCTCCATCACCTCTTACGAATGTATATGTTTTCATTACTCCTCCTCTATTTCAAAATTAACACATGTCATTCCACTTGTTGGGTGACTAGATTCAGTCCATTTAAAAGGACAAGTGTCTAACCACTCATGAAATTTTTCATATCTTTTTTCTAACTCATCATCTATATCTATTTCTTTTTTACTCATTGTTTTCCTTTATTAAATGGGTAGGAATCATTGCCTACCCTCAGTTCTAGTATTTTAGCCAAAGATTTAACTTTGTAACAGGATTACTATATCACCTTAATGTTCTTTATAACTTACTTGTTTAACTGAACGACTCCAACAGGCACGACAACTACCACACTCACCATTCTGTTTAGGTGCAGGACATTCTCTACCTACTGCTTTTTTATCTTTGTGTACACCAGAAGTCCACTTCCAAAATTTAGGTGGTGGACTATCTACTTTGATTGCTGATACACGCAAACATAAATTCTGCCATATAATCTACCCACTCTGGCATTTCTATTGCTTGATATCTCTTTTCATACATAGCTTTGACAACTGGAAATACATAGCAACCTTTACCTGCATAACATTTATTACAGATAGTTCCTTCTTCTAATGCTAACTTGCTACCAGTTACACAGTAGTGTATTGGTATACCCCAAGCATACGAGGGCATCTTCGCAGGATTAGATAGTGTACCTATCTTTTTTTCTATATCTTTTAGTTTCATATCAATATTGCCCCCACTATAAATCCAATTACAAACCAGATAATTTCTGTTCTGTAATATAGACTTTTAAATTTTATCCATACTTTAAATTCATTTATTATTTTTTTCATGTCTTCTCCTTTTTGAATATCCTT